CCACCGCCTAATAACGCAAATGAATCGTCTGATGTTGTATTTATAAATGAGTTTGCGTTTATATCATTTGTAGTTATATCACCAGCATCTGTAACCTCTTGAAGTGTTGGTGTTATTGCAGTATCTAGTGTAGCTAATAATTCAGACGTACCTACTAATTCAGCAAACATACTGAGTGTGCTAACTTGATTTATACGTGCTAACATTGTAGATGTACCGCTTAAATTAGCTAATAATGTACCTATCGTTTTAGCTGTTAAAGCACCACCTATGTAGTTTAATAAATTTAATTTTACATCGCCACTAGTTAAATTAATATCTAGTGAATTTATAATATAGTTTTTACCTCTAATTTCAATTAAATCATTTAACTTTAATTTGTTTAATATTTTTAAAGGTAGGTTTGCTTTATAAACATATTCACGTCTTTTGCTATCGTATAAATCTGTTATGTAATCACGCCAAAACGTATTAAATAAACTAGCTGACTGTGTTGTTAAATTCCAGCTGCTAATCTCGCTACCAAAATTTAAAGACATATCACTTTCGCCATCTATAACAGAACTTTCAGCACCTACATTTAAATAACTTGTAATTTTAGTTGATACATTACTTTCATTTACTAATCCAAAATATTGTGTAGTGTCAACACTACCTCTATTAAAGAATAATATAGGAGGTAATACTACTGGTTTTAAATCTTTATCAAATGCATTACCTACTTGTATATTAGTTTCAGCTCCAGTTGTAGTGTCTGTTAATTTTTCCATTAACATATTCTCAAACGGTATTTCAATATCTAACGAACCACCGTCAACATTAAATTCAGCTTCTAAATCACCATACCCAACTTTATTAGTGTCAAAGAAATTATAACCAACAATAGCCTCAGCCTCTTCATATTTAAAATTAATATTTTTATATAACTTAGGCTTGTTTACATCGTAACTTTCAACATCTATATATTCTGTTAAATTTTGATTTCCACCATCTAAATACCAACTATCTAAAGTGTCAATGTTAAAACTTGTATATGATAAAGGCTCAATAACTAAATTAAACATTTTAACCAGCCCTTTAAAAAAGTCCACTACTTTTATATTAGGCAGGTTGTTGGTTATTTGTAAATCATCGCTAATAGTTTGTGACGAACCTAAAGTTAAAAAAGTTTCATCAGCACTAGACCAGTGTTTTAATTGTCTCCATTGTGAAGTATATTTAAACTCCTCTGCGCTTTCTATTTCAACTCTTAAATTATATATATCTTCTCCATTAACTCTATTCCTAATTTCAAAACCAAAAAAATTAGAGGCATAACCAGTTCCATCAACAGTAGATTCATATATAACTTCTTCTTCATCATACACTCTAATAGTGTAACCAGCATTGAAATAACCAGCGTCTGGAATTATCCAAATAGAATGACCCCAATAAATACGGTCATTACTAGCTGATGTATTATAAGTCCTAAACACACCTATATCTGTTGTGTGATTTACATTTTCACTATCTCCACCGTCCCAATCTATACCTAAACTATTAGCTCCAATAGAACCCGCAACCGTACCGTTAAGCCACATAAATAATTCATCAATAGAATTTGTTGTATTCTTAAAAAAGTTATTAGTAAAAGTAACGCCATATCTACTTTCGATAGCTTCAATAATTCTATTAATTTTAATAGCTGGTTTTAATTCATTGTAAGCAATACCTACACCAGTGCTATATTTTATTTCATTATCTACAATGTTCGTGTTATAATCCCAATTACGCTCCGAACTAATCAAAGGATATATTATATTACCGCTTAATATTCCACTTTGCAAACCTAACTTAACATTTTCACTTGTATAATCGTGGTTGTAAGCTGATAAATCTAATTCGCTTAATAAATCATCTGCAAATAAATCTGTTAAATTAATTAATTCACCGTAAAAAGTAATCTTATAATTTTCAACAATACCATCCTTTAACTTAACACTTTCTAATTGTATTTTTCCTAGTTTATATCTAACACCGTTTAGTTTTAGTTCAGCCTCTTGCCTAACACTAGCGTTAAAACCCCCTGTAATATCTGAATTATACCAGTGCTTAAATATCTTATTATTTTTTTTAGATGGTGGCGCTGTAAATGATTTCGTAAAGTCTGAGAATACCTTACTAATGTCTTTAATGTTTTGAACACTAGAGTTTAAAGATACAGTTTCATCTTTAAATAAATCTAACCTTTCATTTTGTATGTAAACTTCTAAACTGTACATATTATCTTACATTGTTTATTGAGTTAAAAGCAAAGTCTGCATCAATAGTGTAATTAATTAATTTATCATTTAACCTAGTTTGATATTTTAAAGTTGACGTTTTTAAATTGATAGGTAGTACATTTGAGTTGTAAGTAATCCAAACCTTTTCACTTAATAACAATTGCTCGAATACCTCATTAAATGTTTCGTCTACAAATCCGCTATTTAAAGTAATACTTTTACTTCCTGTTTTATTTAGATTTGTTTGTTGGTGTTTAGATATATTATAACTTCCTGATGTTACATTATTACGTTTAAAACTTTCACCAGTAACCGATAAATTAATATCGGAACGCTTAAAGAAATACAAGTCTTGAAACACTCCGAACTTATTTACAAATGTAACTTTGTAAGGCGTGTATTTACATTCATTTATATTTTCAACTGCTATAGTTGTGGTTGTTAATCCATCATAAACATCTACAGATGTAACGTCTGCTTCATTTGCGTAAACTACTTGACCTGTATTAGATGATGTTGGTATTATAGTTGTTGTAGATACTAGAGCTGCGTCTTTATAAAACTTAACGTCAACCACTAAGCCTTGGTCTACGGGTACTGTTACAACCCCTCCATCAATTACATACATAATTGTATTTGATTGTAGTAAATCAGTGCTATCATTTTGAGGATTCGCTCCGTCTTCGTGGTTTCCATACCCATCAAACCCTTCTAATTGCACAAAAGAACTTGCAGATTGTTCAACATCTAATATACTTTCTGTAATTTGATAGTCAACCCATACATTAAAACAGTTATAAGAACCGTTAAACTCATTTAAAATATAGTCTTTTACTAACTCGCTAATCTCAAATGTAACTTCTTCATCTATTGCTACAGTATCAATTGTATATGTTACAACTGGTCTATTTGTTGTTTGCGTACCTGTATAAACATATAGTTCTAGTTTAGCATTTGTTAAATTAGTGGATGCTACATTTATATAGTATGGACTTCTAGCATTTATTTTTGACATATTACTCTGTTATTATATTATTTAAATCCAATCCAAAAGCATCAACTACTTCACTAGGTAAATCTTTAAAAGCCGCTTCAAAAGGTTTCGTAAAAAAGTGAGTTGGCTTAATACCTTTTTTCTTTTTAGCTATTGCTATTGCAACTCCTATACTTTTATAATTACCCTTAGCAAATTGACCTCCTAAACTTCTAAAACGTATGCCTCTAAACTTTGCCCAACGTGCAAACGTTCCTGTAGCTAATTCAAACCCTAATAAATTACTATTCGATTTATAAGAGTAAGGTGTGTTGTATTTCCTTTCAGTACCGCTAACCCCTTTGTCTTGAAAGTCTGCGTAATCTTCCATATAAAATGACAAACTAAAACTATTGGCAGATACATTCAATTGATAGTCTAAGCTGTTATATAAATCCTTTGTAACGTTCTTTTTTTGTCGTGTAAGGTTTGCTCTTGACCTACTTATAACACGCTTACTAAACGTTTCTAAACTTTGTTTTACATTACTTAACATATCGTACCATCGTTTGCTATGTCAACATCAAATGTAACAGTCCACCCAGCTAATAACATTTCTAACTTACCAGTGAATGGCTGCATTGATGGTGTACCGTTTAACTGATATAATTCATCTCTTAAATCGCCTCTATCTAAACGTTGCATTAATCTATTAATAACTGATAGCTGTGTGTTTAAAACGTCTTGCTCATTGTCATTACCTAAAAATTTATCAGTAGTATCTTCTTTAGATATATCTACAATATCAGCACACGATAACTCAATACTAAAAGTCCATACGTTAGAATTAAACACAGCATTTGTTATTACAAAGTTAGCTAATGGAAATATAGACTGTTTATTTAAGTCTACTTTTGAGCTGTTACCAAATATAATAGTCTTACAAAAAGCATCTTCAAGTAAACTATCTTTTATTTTAGTTGTTAAATTGTAAAAACCACGCATATTTTATTTTTTAAATCCTTTTTTAATTTGTCTATTTTCATAGTTTGCTTTATCAATTGTATAAGATAAATACATTAAACATCCGTGTAAAGGGTACTCGCTAACTGGTGTTTCTGAATTGATTGGCTTGTCTTTAGTCCCCTCGATAATTCTGCTAACGTTGCTTTCAGCGAGTGTACATAACTCTTGATAGCTTCCCCATTTTGTTCCGAAATGTTTCCGCTCTTCGTTTGTTTCTCCATCTCCTTCTCCAAATAACTCGGGATACAATTCAGCAATTCGTTTGTTAAATGATAAAAAAAAACCATTGAACCTAATACAACCGATAAAGGCATTTGTTTCATTAACTCGCTATACTCTTGCGTACCATTATAATCTTCTATAATATACTTATGTCCTTGCTTTTGTTTAATAGGTCGATACAATACAGCCATTGCCATATTCATTTTCTGCCAATCGTTTACATACGTTGTAACGTCTTTATTTTCTCCATATGTAATAGCGTCAAGGTTTGGTATAAAACCGAATGTAACACCGTTTAAATCAAATTTAAGTTGGTGTTGTTGTTCTACTTCAAACAAACTATTGATATGGATTACAAGCCTATCAATTTCACTTGCTTTAATATTGTTAATTGCTTTAATATCTAAGTCTAAAAAACAACTTAATAAGTCATCGTTTGTAGGTTCTTCAATTAGTAAGAACTTTTGATATTGTTGTAGTGTAATATCGTTTAGAGATTCTGGTATGTTAATTTCTACATTCATTATTTAATAAACAAGTTTAGTTTAGTTTTGTATAAAGTTATTAATACACATAATAGTTTCCTTTGTTTGGATTGTCTAAATGAAATATAACATTGTAACGGATGCCATCTATTGCGTGGTTAAAATCATCAACATACAAGTTGGACTTCTTATCTGTGTAAACATAGTTGTTCATTTCCTTAGCTATGTTATTACTATTAGGCTCTACGATAATCTCATAGTCTTGCATCCTTGAAATACCGCTTTCTATTGTACCTTTTTTAACAGCTTGAATGTTCACGCCTAAAGATTGTAAGTCGGATATTAAACGAGGCTCAGCACTGTCAGCTATTATAAGTTTGTTTTGTACCCTATCGAGTATAATAGTAGCCAGTTCATGTGATTTTATACCCGTTCGGTATAGATGTTCTTTAACGTATATTTTCTTTTTAGTTTTATCTATTGCCACCTCTGTTAATGTATCAGGGTCAACACTAAAGCCAAAGTCCATTCCGCAACTTGTTTGAAGTCCATCAGGATTAAACGCGCCGTAAGTCCATTTATCAAATACAACACCCTCAGCTTTATCTAACCAAGCTCCAAGTATAACACTATTGTATTTCTTTATATTATTCTTTTTGATACGTGCTACTTCATTTAGAAAACTTTCATCTAAGTTATCAACATTATTTAAGTATGTTGTATGTATATAAGTTACATTATCTTTTACGCCATTAAAACCAGCGGTAACTCCAGACTGCTCAAAGAATCGTTTGTATATCCAATGTTCTTTTGTAGCTGGATTTAATATAAGTATAACTCTATTTTGTACACCTTTAGTTCTTAATGATAGGTTTATTTTGTCGAATATAGTTTCATCTGTTAGTTCTTCAGCTTCATCTAATATCCACGTTGTAACACCTTGCAATGATTTAAGGTTTGCTGTTTGGTCACCGCTTGAAGTTTTTAATCCTTTAAATATTATTTCACTATCTGATAAAGTATTTTTTATTTCATTCCTACTTACTTCAAAGTAATCGTTTAATTCTAATAAATCTATTTTCTCTTGAAACTCAGGAACGATTGACAAGTGAGCGGATGTCATTGTTTGCCTTGTGAATAGTATTTTATGATTAGGCTCAAATGATAAGAGGCTAGTAAATCTACCAACCTCAAATGATTTACCAGAACCACGACCACCAGTAAGAATAAAGAAACGTGTGTTATTACCTAACGCATCCCATATTTTATTCTGTTTCTCCATTATTATACAATTCTTTTATATCAAAATCGTTAATAGTATGCGTGTTCTTTTGTTCAATAGTTTGCGTTGGTTTACCTAAATAGTATTCCATTAATATTTTAGCGGCTGTTGTATCTTCATCTTTAACTGACTTATTTAAAAGCATTTTAATAACGCTCGTTAAGTCTTTAAATGTTAAAGCATCGTTTAGTACATCTTTAAATTCATTCTTACGTCTGTCTATTCCTTTAGCCTTTGTGCTATGACCTTTGTTACCGTTGTTTTTCCTTTCGTCCATACTCTAATAGAATCTAACTATTTGATTTATTATTATAACAACATTTACACTGTTTTGTTAAACGTTGTAATAAAATTCATGCTCGATTTATTAATATTAAACTTAGCTTTAACATTCAAATCATCAATACTATTTTCAATACAAAACTTTTCAATGTATAAATTAAACTCTTTGGTTGTCTTTGTATTCATTGTATATAACTTTTAACTCATTAACCATTGAACGAACGCAAGAGCCACACGTTGTAAATTTAGTACGTCTGTTGAATATTCTATTAGATATTTTTAGAAGTCCGTTTTGCTTTTCAGTTGTTACTGTATTATATTTATGTTTAAAAAATTCATCTAAATAATTGTATTCGTTTTCTTCTAAACATTCTGGTTTGTTATATGGAAATAGTTTATTCAATATCTTTTTACGTTCATCACATCCACAGTCATCACCAAAGATAGCCTTAACAGCTTTTTTAATACCTGTAGCTTCTGTTATCTTTTCAATAGTATCACCTAAACCTTGTGATTTTTTATAAGCCTTTGTTCTTTTATCAATTTTCATTTATAAATTCTTTTAGTAATTGCTTTGTTGTTTTATATTCTCCCTCTTTATTGTCCCAATAATAAATGTTTTTTTCTAAGTTGTGTAATCTATAATGATTTTCAGCAACCCATTCTACAAACTTAATTGAGAAATTATTTATTTCTAATGCTTTCATAATCTTTACCTAATTTGTTTTTAATTTTACTCTTACAATTCTTTACGGTATGGAATATTGAAACCCAACTAATACCAGTATCATTTGCTATTTTTCTAAACGATGTCTTTTTGTTTTTGTATATATCAAAGATTTGTTTATCGTACCAGTGCCACGTTTCGCTCTCTTTATCGACTTTCAAACAGAACTCATGAAAGTTTTGCTCAGTCTGTAATGTATCTTCATTATCTTCAATCTCGAAGTCATCAATA